AATGAAAAACTTGAAGAAAAAATAGAGATGCAAGAATTAACCGAACAAGCAAATGACAAATTATATTTAAATGAAAGCAATCATGTTGGTTTCGCTTCACAAGAACATCTGAGCGAAGTCATCGGCTTTATGAAAAAACTATCACAAGGACAACGCGATAAATTCATGGATTTAATTAGCAAAGTCCGAACTGTTGATTTTTCTATCGTCGGATCAAGTGCGAATGCTTTTAAGAAAATAGAATATTCAGAAGATAGTGTTGTGGAACTTGCTGAAAAAATTGTATCTGAAAAATTCAATGGAGATAATTCTAAAATGCGTGAAGCTCAAGAAATAGCTATGAAAGAATTACACGTTTAATACTTTTAATAATTAACTAAAAAACTAATATGGCTGATTTAACACTTGTTACAGATATGGGAGCAGTAGAAATGTCTTTTCCTACTAGTACTGATTTATCTGAAAAACAATATTATGTAGTAAAACTCGATGCAAACGAAAAAGTAGTACTTGCTGGAGCAAATGATAAAGCTCTTGGAGTATTACAAAATGCTCCTGATGGATCAAGTGATACTGCAATCGCTCAAGTTCGCATAGGTGGTGTCACTAAAGTAAAAACATCAGAAACGCTTGCTTTTGGTAACTTCTTAACACCTACATCTACTGGTACCGCTGAGATATGTGATGCTGCTAGTGAAGAATTTTTCGGTAAATCTCTAACTTCTGCCGATGCTAATGATCTAGCATTATGTTTACTTGGTATGGGTGAAGTTGTCGCAACTGATGCGTAAATCTTATTTTTATAAATTAACAAACTTAATATGAAACCAAATATCGGCGATGCTAAAGTAAGCAAATTATTGTCTCAATTTAGTATCGCTTATCGTAATCCTAATAATATCGCAGAAAGTCTTTTACCTGTTTTGAATGTTAGGGAAAAAACAGGTAAAATCGCTAAATATGGTAAAGAAAATTTGCGAGCGTATGTTGATCAATTATATAGAGCACCCGGAACTCGTGCGCATTCAGTCGATTATTCTGTATCACAAGGCACTTACTCTTGTTTAGAAAGATCTGCGGAAAAATTAGTACCAGACGACTATATAAATAATACTGATAAACCATATAATGCTAAGACAGATGCTACTATGGTTATCATGGATAATATTTTTACTAATCAGGAATTGGCATTGGCTACTGCTATGTCTAATACTGCTATTTTAACTTCTAATACCACATTATCAGGTACAGACCAATGGAGTGATACAGGGAACTCAGATCCTATCGGAGATATCGAGGATGGTATAACAGCTATACGTCAAGCAACTGGTCAAAGACCTAATACAGGTGTTTTAAATCACGTTGTTTTCCAAAAACTTAAATCTCATCCAGCTATTAGAGAACAAGTTAAATATACTGGTACTGCTGCATTGAGTGATCAAAATTTAGGTGATTTCTTAAAACAATTCTTTAATTTAAAAAATATATATGTTGGTGATGGAGTATATAACAGTGCAGACGAAGGTCAATCTGCTTCTATTACTGATATATGGAGTAACCATTTTTGGTTGATGTACGTTACTGAACGACCATCTATGATGATGCCTACTTTCGGATACACATTCTCAGATGTCCCTAGACAAGTAGATACTTACAGAGAAGAGTCTAAATTATCTGATGTTGTTCGTGCTAGATATAGCTTTGATCAGAATTTTATTGATGTAGAGCTTGCTTATTTAATCAAAGATGCCAGCGCTTAAACAAAAATAATATGTAAAGGCTAGTAATAGCAAGAGGATATTCCCGGGGGGATCATCTCTATAATAAAAAAAAGAACCCCGACATATTTTATTTAATAATTTTAAAACAATGCCAAGACCTAAACTTTTTAGATCGAGAATTGCAGCTAATGGATTTCAACAAAGATCTAATCCAATAACTGTAAATACAGAAACTATATATCCTGTTCTTTATGATCAGAATAATAAAATCATGCACGCGCATGGTGATGCCACTATGTCAAACTTAAATAGTCAAAGTGAATTTGCTAAAGGATGTATTTTTATTAAAACTGATGCTGGTGCAGGAACTGAGGGAATGTATCGGAATGTTGGTACTGCGGCTTCTAGTACATTTGAGGCAATAGATACTATTATCGCTGGAGAGATTGCGCTTGCTGAGGGCAATATGTTTATCGGTTCCGCTGGTGGTGTCGCTTCTGCCTTAGATATTGGGAATACTGATACTGGTATTGCTATTGGGAATGGTACAACTGCAACTATTGCAGCTCTTAGTGGGGATGTAACAATGGCAAATACAGGAGCAACAACTTTAGCTTCCGCAGACTTAGAAACAGCGACTTTGACTAACATCGTCGATACCGAAATCCTAATAGGTACAGGAGCAGGAACAGCTAATTATGCTGTGATGAGCGGAGATGTTACTCTTGCAAATACAGGTGCAACAACTTTAGCTTCTGCAGACTTAGAAACAGCGACTTTGACTAATATCGTCGATACCGAAATCCTAATAGGTACAGGAGCAGGAACAGCTAATTATGCTGTACTTAGCGGAGATGTTACTCTTGCAAATACAGGAGCAACTACTTTAGCTTCTGCCGATTTAGAAACAGCAACATTGACTAATATTGTCGATACCGAATTACTTATAGGTACAGGAGCAGGAACAGCTAATTATGCTGTACTTAGCGGAGATGTTACTCTTGCAAATACAGGAGCAACAACTTTAGCCGCTGCCGATTTAGAAACAGCAACATTGACTAATATTGTCGATACCGAATTACTTATAGGTACAGGAGCAGGAACAGCTAATTATGCTGTGATGAGCGGAGATGCTACTCTGGCAAACACAGGAGCAATAACAGCTAAAGCAGGATTAAAAACTGATTTAGTTACTGTTGGATTGCCTGGTACTGTAGGTGCATTTGCTTTAACATTTAATAATGAGACAGAAACTGAGCAAACAGCTGCATTATGTAAATCTTACGATCACGGTACTACTGCATATGTTAATATTGCTACTAGTTCTGGTAGTGGTGAGTATACAGCTAATTATCAGTTATTCCCTGATACAGAAACAGAAGATGATGCTGTATATTTCGGTGGTGTTTTGCCTTTTGGCATGATTGTTATTGATATCGATACAGTAGCTACTTATGGAGCGGATTCTCTAACATGGGAATATTATAATGGTACTGCTTGGACTGCTTTAACTATAGTATATGATCGTACTGATTCTACTGCTCAGGATGGATTAAGATCTTTTCAAATTGACGGACATATAATCTTTTCTGCTCCTACTGATTGGACAGCCTTAGAAGTTGATAGTCAAACAGCGTATTGGATAAGAGCTAGATGTAATGCTACTGTCAATATAACTCAAACACCTACTACCAATAGTGTTGAGCATAAATTAGTTAGTGATACTACCGCGCCAGAGATGCCAGCTGCTGGATCTATTGGTCGTGGTCGATTAACATTCACAACCAATTCAGCTTCTAATAATGATACTAATATTATTCTTTGTAATTTAACTTCTGGAGCTTGTTCTGCAATAAAAGCTTTAACTAAAGCTGTACAAATTCACGAAATAGCTGATTTCGCGTTAGCTGTTGTAGCTGATGATGCGTTAGCTGTATATATTACTCAGATAGATGGTGCAACTGAATTTGCTGATGGAACTTTAGAAATGAACGTAGCCAAAACTTAAGAAATAAATTTTGAGGTCTCTCAAGTCTAATTGAGAGACCGACTGATTTTATTTCATAACATAAATCAATATGTCAGAAAATGCCAAAGAGCGGTATGAAGAGCTTACCGCAAAAGGATACAAAACCTTAATCGGTGATGATCGCAAAGAATATAGAGAATTGAAAAAACAATTTGAACCTAAAGAAGAAAAAGTGGGGTATGATATTCCAAAAACGGAAGAAAATGATTCAAAAAGTGATACTAAAGTCCAAAAAATGGAAAAGACAGTCCCAAAAATGGAAAAAATAACAGTTACCAGAGAATATTTTATGCTCAATAATGTTAAACATAACGGTATCAAATTTATGAAAGGTGATAAATTTAAAGGAGATGAAAAAACACTTAATTTATTTTTAGAAAAAAAATTCATTGAAATACGTATAAACACATAATTTATTAAAAATGGAAAATAATCAATTCACAGGAGGCGCCGATAAAGGGGCGTTATCAGTAAATAATCTTAGAATAGGTACTTTGATAATAAAAACAGTAGCTCTTGATGGAACTTCCGGCAATGGTGCCACAGGGACAGTCGCATTATTCACTGTTACTGGTGAAGTATATATCAAATTATATACTGTATGTACAGAATCGTTACTTAGTGCTGGTGGTGGTGATATAGAAGTAGGAACAGCCGTTGATACAGATGGATTAATAGCTAATACCACAGCTACTGATATCGATATTGGCGAGTGGTGGCATGATGCGGCACCAGATAATAATATTGAATTAGAATCAGTTGCTCCTGCTAGAATTATAGCTAATGGAGCCGATATTCTAGCTACTATTGCTACTGGTGCCATAACAGATGGGGCACTTAAATTTATTGCTATATGGTCTCCTATAACTAAAGGATCTAGCGTTGTAGCTTCTTAACTTTCAATAATATGAATACAAAAAAATGGTATCAGTCCAGAACTGTTTGGAGCGGTATCGTAAAAATATCCGCAGGAATAATTATGTCATTTGCTAGTTTTTTATCCGGTGATATTGATGGTCAATTATTCACTGGTGGATTAATTACTGGGATGTTTGGGATGTATGATATAGTAATAAGATTCGATACTAACCAACAATTAAATTAATGGCTTACTCATTAGTAGCAGAAATCAGAGCGCAAACACCTTTCAAAACTTCCACTTTAATAAGTGATGCTGAAATAACACAGAAAATAGCGGAAGCGGATAATATGATAGATTCATATATTGGTCAAGTATATATTTTGCCGTTAACGGAAACACCTAATATTATCAAATCTATATCGAAGGATATAACGGCATTAATGTTATATGATGATCAAAACAAGAATTTTGAAGTACAGCCGGGTATCAGTATAGAGACTGAATGGGAGAGAATAATAAATGCGTTAAAATCGATACAAATTAGAGAAATGAAATTATATGATTCGGACGGTGCAGAGTTAGCATTAAGCGACAGAATTAAACCGCAATTTTATCCGACCGCGGCTAGTAGTGCTGTTGATTCCACCGATCAAACAGGAGCTAAATTTACCATTAATCAACAATTTTAGTGTACGATATTCTAAGTGAAATCAGAGATTTATTTCAAACAAATATTGGTAGTAGTATTAATAAATATTATGTTGGAAAATTGAAAGAAATACCTGTAAATTATTTACCTGTTATGTGTGTATATGGGACTAGTACTAGTTTGTTGTCACGGTCAACTAGTAGAGAAAGATTCGAGCATTCAGTAACTATTGAAGTATTTACATCGCCATTCAATAAAGTTAGTACGGCCGAACCTTCCAATAATGCTATGCAAGCGCAAAAGGAATTATATGATATAATGGAAGAGCGGACTAGCGGAGTACCTAAAAACACAACTGTACTAGGAGTACTATCAAGAAACATCAATGGAACTAATTTTTTATTTAGTGATCAGTATTCTATAGATTATTCAGATTTTGACTCAGATGATAGGCAATATTTTAAAGCTACTATAACAATAAATGTCCAGCGTGCTTATAATAATAGAAATTAATATTATATTTATGGAAAAACACAATAAAAGACATGAAAGATTTAATTATTGTTGCGATATCAATAGACAATTTGCAATAGAAACTTCACACTACTTTAAGGCTTATGATATTTTTAGTAATCTGATGATTAAAGTAGATTCTGTCTCATATCGAAAAATTTATAAATTGAATAATGGAGAAATAAATGAGGTGATTGGTTCTGTCGAAGGTTTATCTTTTGAGGATAGGTTGCCAACTGATGATGATGATTTTGTTGATTTTGATTATACTGGAGACATCAGTAGGACAGGAGACAATGTTATATTGTTGTTATTATCAAGTTTGAAAGATCATAATGATGAATATATATATCAAGATGACATTTTAGAATTAAAAATTAATGAGAAAAAATTGATTGTTCGTGTTGAATATATTAATGATGGATTTTTCATAAAAATAAATGATAAGTATGAACAATTATCATTTATTAAAAAATATGAAAATGTGAAAGTTATAGGAAATATGTATCAAAATAAAGATATAGTAAAAAAATATAATTTATTAGAAATAACTTAAAAATAATAGATATTAACCAAATTAACCATGTTGAAAGTAAAAACATTAAAATCATTTACTATTTCAGGAAAACCTTTATTTAGGGAAGGTGTAGAATATTTTATAGATGAAAAAAAAGCGAAAGAACTAGAATCGAGGGGATTAGTAAAAGTAATTATAGAAAACAAAAGCAAAAGTGAAGAAAAAAGAATTAATGAATTAAAGAAAAATAAAGAAGAAGTTTTTGAAGAAAAAAAAGAAGAAGAAAAAAAAATTGCAAATAAAAGTAATAAATAGTATTATTAAAAATAATTAAAAGACCTCAGAGTCGTAAAGTATAAAATCTTATAACTTACAACTCTATGGCTGAATTATATTCAAGAGTAGCATCCGCATCTCTTATAAAAGAAGTGACAGCAAACACACCTTTAACGCCAACTACGTTTTTTGGTATTCTCAGTGAAGATTTATCTACTGAGTATGGTTTTACAAATGCTTCACCAGTAAAAAATAATCGAGCAATAAACATAAAACCAGTTAATACGGCAATACCTGCGCCAGCTGGTACAATGAATATTAATGTCGAACCTAAAACATTTGGTCATTTTATTAATGGAGTATATGGAGGTGTTACTTCTGGTAGTTATCTGCCAATAACTACTGCTAGTGGTGATTTTACTATTGGAGAAACCGTCGAAGGTGGTACATCTTCAAAAACAGCGGTTGTATTAGCCGATATCAATAGTGAAATGTTATTAGTTGATACGGTTAGCGGTGATTTTACTGACGGTGAAACTATTACTGGAGGCACATCCTCAAAAACAGCAGTTGTGACAACTTTCGAGGAGACTGTTTATGCTCATGTGGGGACTTTGCCAGATAGTAGTATTCCATCATATACATTACAAATTAATTATGAAAATTCAGCTATCAGATATATAGGTGCTAGATTTCACAAAATCGATGCACTAGGACAAAGTGATAATATGATCACTGCTGGTGTAGGTGTTATGGCACAAGGGCAATACAGACAAGCCAGAGTAACCGCTATTACGTCAGCCTCAGCCGGAAGTCAAACAATCACAGTTGATACAACTTATGGTCTAGTAGCAAGTGATAGCGTGAAACTTTTTAGAATAGGAACTGGATTTTTGGATTTTAGTGCTGCTTCAACTACAACACATTCTGTAGATGCGGTGGTAAGTGATACAACTTTTACCGTAACA